ATACATTAAAAACCCCGTTGTTCCTCTGTTACTTTTGTTACCTCAATCGAACGGTAGTTTTTCCTGCATGTATTCCGGCAGGTCATCTATGCTGACAAATCCATCTTCTGGCGCGGTATCCCGATTCATTTTCAGCCATACGCAGCGCACGGTTATCCCGGATACTTTTTTCAATTTCGTCATATTCCCAGCCTGTGTCTGCAGGAGCTTTTCCCGGACTGCCCAACTCAGGAAGGATTTCTTCGAGAAGCCACCCTTTTTACAAATAGAGTCCATTACGTTATTGTAAATAATGGCATATCCATTTTCGATCACGCCCCATTTTTCTGCAGTGCCGCTCATCGGGTCGAACTTTGCACGGTTAATGTCCACTTCGCTCAGCACATACTGGTAGCAGCGCTCGTTGTCGGAAAGTTCATCCCGATCTACCAACACCGCCTTTGCTTCTTCGAGTGACAAATATTGTCCGTCCTTGAATAAATAATCTGTTGCAATCCGATCCGCAGTCAAGATAATAGACAGGGAAATACTTTGTTTCTGCATTTTTTCATCGTCGTGGATCTCTGACTGAATCCGCCGCTGCATCTCCCTCAGCTCTACCGGATCCATGTCTTTGATAACATCAATAAAATCCTTTCCCGCATATCCATAGTTCTTTTTCAGCGTTTCTACCGTTGCCTGTGGGTCGCAGTAGATATTTTCTCCACACTCCACTTCCAGAATACGGTTGATCGCGCCTCCCTGAGTTACATACGATGACAGTGGGCGTTCCCCATTTGTGAGGATTGCATTCCGCCATTTATTTTCCCGGTTCATTCCTAGTTCTTTGTTGGATCTTGATTTTCCTTTTCCAGAGCACAAGTCATACACAATCCCTTCAAAGTTGTCACGTATCCGCGCCGACACCTTGCTCGTATCATCCAAAATCATCGGTAGACTGTTCAGTAAGTCTGCACGGGCTTCCAGCGCCACATCCGTTGTCTTGAAGTCCCCTATATAATTACTTTCGTCCGGATCCGCCCAGACCGACGCTGCCAACATCAGTGTTACCGTTTTGCCACCTTCCGTTTCTCCCCAAAGATCCACAATAAAAGGCAGGCTTCCCAGCGGCGATATCAGCACACTTGCAAAAGATGCTGCCAACATCATCTTTACCTCAATCCTACCGGACCTGCGCAGCTCTGATACATGACGGTACCACGCTTCATCGCTACCTTTTGATTGGATAGATTCAAAAACCTGTTTAAAACGGCTGTCTCCATCAAAAATAATACCTGTGTCATATGGCAGGAAATCCTTTTTAACCCATCCAAGTTTTGAACTGGAGTATTGCACAGAAATGTATTTTTCGTTCATGTTCTCCACATCAGCCAGATAACGCACCAGAAGCTTTGCATTTTCACTCGTCACCGCAACCCCTCTTCCTGACAACGCAACGATCTTATTTGCCGATGTTACCATCGTTTTGGGAACGATAATTTCATCCCACTGGCCATTTCGCTTATATGCCAGCTTGATCTGCTCTTCTCCCGTTTCAAGGTTTTTTAATCTCTCTATCGGGAGGATCGGGTGATAGCATGCCTGCACATCTATCGTCCCGGTATTCTGTACCCACACACCGTCTTCCCGTGCGATCCACGCCCCACAGTACATCCGGTCGTATGGACCATCAAAATTTGTCCAGTTATCAAGCGATGTTGCCACGCTGTTCCTTGATGCCGCACGCATCTGCTTCTCCATGCGCTTATAGGCCGCCACCATCGCCCGAAACTTTGGTTTTACGCCAAGCTCAACTGCCCTGTCCTCCAAAGTCAGGAGCAGCTTTGCTTTCTGGATTTCATCCTCTTCCGAAAATACTTCATCCAGCACCGTATCCGAAATGACATCCGCTGCGGTCATAGAAGCAATGTTCTGCATCTACCCATCACCTCTTTTCGTTTAAATATTCCAGTCGGTATTCTGCCAGTTGAAACCTGTTGTAACATTCACACCATGCATCCGAAAGCGGTTCAAACAGGCGCACACATATCCACAAGAGCTTTGTTTCCTGACGCAGTGCCTCCTTCTCTTCCTCTTCCTCACGAACCTTTCTCGCCGTTTTCTCCCACCGCTTTTGAAATTCATATCGCCGACGCTGGCGGGTAAACCAACATTCATTCTCCCGGTTCGGGTACTCCCCGCCCAGTTCCAGAAATGCTTCCCGGAACGAGATACCCTCATATTCCTGCAGGAAGGTAAACACATCACCGTTTGCACCACACGCAAAGCAATGGTAATCTTTCTGGTAAATCTTCATTGACGGCGTACGATCCCCTTTGTGAAAGGGGCACTGGATGAACCCTGCCCGGTTCGGCACCGGCAGCCCGCAACGCTGAAGCACATCCCGCATGAAAACTGATTCTTTAATCTCTTCGCTTGTCATACCGCGTCCTCCGCAGCCCAGTCAAATTCCCCGCGTTCCAGACGTTCTTTCAAGTCACGCTTTAGTATTTCATAGATCAGCGTTGCAGACGTTTCTTCCTTACACATAATCAGCTGGAGATCATAACGGTTCTGCCATGCAAGGATTGATGCCAGGAATGCAGCTGGATTGTACATGCTCCTGTACTTCCCTGCCAGAAGCTTCTCCCATGTGGCGTTTTCCACTAGCAGGTATATCCTCGCCCCGTTTTCTTTTGCCCTAGCAAACTCTGCCTCGAAGCGTTTCCGCGACCGGGTAAAGCACCTTGCCAGCTCATCCAGATTCATCTTCCGTTCCACGACGATCGGTGCCGCCACCTCATGCGGAGAATATTCCAAAAAACTGCTTCCATCCGGCAGGACAAAATTATAAGCATAGTCCCCATAAGACAGTGCCTGTCTGACATACTCGCAGGGGAAGCGGTTGTACCGCTCCCTCGCCCTTTCCGTATCTTGCTCTCTGGTATCTACCAATACTTCCATAGAGCGCAAGCAGTTTTCGACTTCAAAATGGTTCATGGCAGCCTCCCATTCAGAACGGAAGTTCCTCGTCAATTTCGTCCGGAATGTTCATGAATCCATCAGCGCCCTGCGTTGCCCCTGTCGGATATGTATTCCTTCCGGTCTTCAAAAGCGTATCTTTCGGGATCGTGAACTTCCCGTCACGAATCCGCTGCGCATCCATCAGGCTGTGGCAGCTTGTAAAGAACCCATGCCGCCCCTCAAAATCATATTCTTTGTTGTTGAACAGTCCGCCGATGATCTTTCCTTTCAGGGTTGTCTCGTTCCAGTTCCAATGATATCCCTCGTTAGAAGTTTCAAATGCCTCCATGACCGTCTTAAACCGACGCTTCGTCCAGTTATCCTGATCGGAACCATCATCCTTTGGACAATACAGCCGGTAGACACCTTTCCATTTCTTATCTTCTTGCGTCTGTGCATCATAATTACGCTTATAAAATCCTGCCTGTTCACCTTCTGCGATATCAAATGCGATTACCAGCACATCGCTGTTCCCGTTCTTCCCTTCGTCCAGACGCACGTTCTGAATCTTTAAAACATACCCACCTGTCGGCAGTTTCTCGTTATCAGAATAAGCCTGTGTATCTTCATAACCATTCCATTTTTTCATCGTCTTACTTCTCCTTTAAAATTCCTGCAGTGCTTCAATCACCGCGGTAATATCATTGTCGATCTCCCTGTCCGCAAAAGCTCCCATAGGGCTCTTTGCCGTGGACAAATTTGCCTGTGTTTCAAAAACATATCTACCGTCCACGCATTTGCTCAGAAGAACCGTAGAGAACTTACTCTCCAGCGTAATCTTGTCCAGCTTCCTGCCAGATGTTTTGATCCGAGTGAACATATACCCATTCTCGTCATGATCCGTCTGGGTATGTGCCACAAACACGATTGTTACATCATCCCTCATCGTCAACGAATAATCGATCAGGTCATAAATGCTCTGGGCAAGATCCTGCCATTTGTCGTACCCCTTTTCCTTAGCCCTCCGCATCTCATCTGCAACCATCAGGCCGTTAATGGTATCCACTACCACAACCTTGATGTGTTTCATATTTTCCTGCTCATTGACTTTCCGGAGCGCATTGAGTGCAACCTGCGGGAAATCTGTGACAAGATAATTTTTGTTTGCACCATTGAAGTCAGCCTTCCATCCTTTCCAGGACAATCCTTTCTTATCGCAGTCAATATATAAAGTCGTCTCTGGGGCAAGCTTCCTCATGGACGTTGTTTTCCCTGTGCCGGATTCCCCAGCAATGCATACTACATGGCTCATTGATGTTTCTTCCTCCTGTGTTCCCTTATTTAATCCTCAGATGTTCCCCTCGTTCTTTTAACGTTGCAAACGGCACTACCTTTCCTTCCGTCAGTGCCTCGCGGATTTTTGACATGTCCGGAATCTTCTTCATATAATCGTCCGGGACTGCTGCCTCATCCACCTCCATCGGAGCGACGCCGCCATTTTTGCAGATTGCAAACGAGTAAAAGTCCGTCTTAAGCTTCTTCCGATTACAAAGGATCATAGCTGCCTTCAAACGGTCTTTCAGCACCTTGCTCCGGTTGTGCAACTGCTCTGCGCGCGCTGCCAGCCGATCAGCCTCATTTTCAAACTTCACAGCTTCCGCATCCAGTTCCGCCATAATCTTTGCATATCCGTCCGCCTTCTCCTCCAGCTCGCCGTCCATGCCGTCCAACGTGTCTGTGATGACCTTCATCTCCAGATTGTCCGCGGACTCCATCATTTTATACAGTTCCAGATACTGTCCTGTGATTTCATACAATGTACTCATTTTCTTCTCTTACCTCCTGTTCAGTCTCCTGCATTGCCTGCATAATTCTTTTCATGCGCTTTTGCTTTCATATCTATTGTCGGGATTGCATTCTCTCCGGATTATTTCTGACCTGTATACATGTCACTCCTTCAGACATCTCTGAAATCTCTCAAAAAGCTCATCCATTGCTTTCTCGATTTCATCCATTTCCGGCATTGTCTCACGCTTTATGTCAAATGCTTCTTTCATGCCCACATTCAGCGCTTTCCGCAAAACATCCTTTGCCGTTCTTTTGGGAACGCCACTATTTAAAAGCGTTTCGGTCACAGCTGCAGATGCCACCGAAAAATCCACAAGGACATCCCAGCCCGATCCTTTTATGGTTACTTCTCCGTTTTCTGATTTAATCATTGCATTCTCTCCATTCCCGCCTTATACTAAAGGTGTAAGTAATTTCTTTGGCGCTGGTACTTTGGTCGGTTCAGCGCCTTTTTCTTTTCCGGCTTCTTAATTCTTCTTCGCGTTCCGCGCACAGCACTGTTGCCACAAAACAGCCAGCGGCGGCGACCGTCAGTACCGTCGGCGTGATCATCATGCCAAACGTCTCCCACATAATCAGCGCTGCCATAATCAGCACCGTTCCGGTCATCAGACACACATCAGACTTGTCCATCTTTACTTTCACCTCCTGTTCTCCAGCTCAAAGATCGCCCACCTCAGCGCCACAGCCGCTTCGGTATCCTTTTTCCGCTCTTTTTCTTCCAGCAGCTCATAAAGCTTGTCGATCTTTTTCTGATCCATAAAACACACCTTCTCTTTCTTTTCCCAGGATCCTGTTAAGCTTCTCCCGCATAATGATGTAACGGAATCCAGTCCCTTTTGAATTTGGAAGGACAAGGCCAATATCAATCAGTCCGCGCTTCATATACTCGCGTAACCCCTGAGGATTCATTCCCAGTTCCCTTGCCGCATCCAGTAAACTTACTCTTTCGCATGTGCTCACTGTTTTCACCCCTTTCATCCAATTTTTAAGTAGCGGTTGATGAAATATTGCTGCCCTTTTCCTGTCACCTTTGTCGTTTTCGTGGTAACATTGCATCCATTCCCATCTATATGAGTGGATTCTTTGATTTCAAACAGCCCCATTTCCATAGCCCGCTGCGTCGGCATATTCCAGTTGTTTCCCTTCTGTTTAATCAGATAGCCATCTTTCCGCAGCGTTTCAAACAACCGGTTCTGCCCCGTGTTTATGCCGTTCTGTTTCAGAATCTTTGCCAAATCTCCGATTAAAATAGATGTCTTGCTGGCAGATACAGCGTCTGCGAAGATTTCCTTTGGCTTCATGCGGTCAACGTCCGTCTGGAGCCTCTTGTTTTTCTCACGCTCCTCTTTCAGAGCAGTGAAAGCCTTGATAGCCATTTCTGGATTATTCAACAGCTCATCTACCGCATAAGCTCCATGCTTTCTGATAGCCGGAAGCACTTCAGATGTTACCCAGTGCTTAAAGCGCTTTGCTGATTCAAGCTTGCTGCCGAAGATTAAAGCGTAAAGACCAGATTCGTTGATGATAGTCATATTTTGCTTTCCACTAGGTGTTTCCATTTCGGCAACACCTCTGTCTACCTCTTCAACTTTTTTGGATACCGCACTTCTCGGTTCAGCATACCCCAGCGCCTCCGCCACATCTTTGCCAACAAACCACGGCTCATTATTAATGGTTACTGTTCGGATTTCTCCAAACTCTTCCGAATTAAAAATTTGTAATTCGTTCATTCAACCTCCCTGTTTCTTGCTTCCCAACCACCTCCGTCCTATACTGTACTCACAGGCTCCTCCCAGAGCCGAGTACGGAAGAAAGGAGTCACCTAATGAAGTTTGTAAAGAATTGCAAAAACTGTGATTCCCAGTGCAATCCCCATCGAATAGAAGAAATACAGCTTTGAAAAACCAGGCTG